TGATTACCACCTTTCATTTTTGCAACTGTACTTATTTTTTCAACCACAAAAGCATTAAATAAAACTGTGCATAATTTATTATGTAATACTTGTAAACATAAATCTACATCTTCGTTATATTTTAATCTCCATCTATAAGGCATATTGTTTTTTATAAGCATAGCACTATATGCGTGTACATTAATGTAAAATGGCTTTTTATCTGATGAACTTGGAACTACAAATTTTCCATAGTTAAAAGCAGTTATTCCAATATTTTCGTATCTGTCTGTAAAATCTTCAAGAACCTCTATTGCTTTAAGTGAGTTGCAAGGGATTTTATTACCTTTAAAAACTCTACGTACTCTTGCTATATTATCATCAAAACACCAATGCCTTTCGTGTCCATTTTTAATGCTATCTTGCCAAGCATAGTTTCTTGCTGGATAGCTACCCTTACCTAAATTGGAAAATGGCAATTTTATTACATATTCTTTTCCTATTGAGTTACAATAATTATCGTACTCTTGTGGTTCAACTAAAATCTTAAAGTCAACACCATCTTCAATAAAAAACTTAGCAGTCATAGGATTTTCCCACCTACCTTTAGAAACTATGTAAATTGGGTATTTAGTCATCTAACATAAGATGCGTGACAATCCCAACCGTTCTCAAACTTTGGCTCGTGTAATGCTTTAAATCCAGCTTTCTTAATGTCATTCATTATTCTTACTGCATTACTTATCCAATCAGTTTTTGTTATTGGGTGAAATTCTATTATTATTGCTCGAAGCTGGGGTTGTATTATGTTATATTCGTACTCTGCGCCCTCTACATCAATTTTAACCACGTTAGCATCTTGCAAAGCATCTTCATATCTAATTGCAGAAACTTCAACAACTCCTGCTTTACGATGTGATTTGGTTATGCTATTTGTTACACCTATACCACTACTTGTAAATAAATTAACAGATTTCATAGTTTTTCCAGTAACTGCTTTTTGAAAAACTTGCATATTGTCTTTTTTGTTTTTTAACAATATATTAAATGTTATAGGTGTAGGTTCATAAGTGTATATTTTTTTTACACCTTGCTTATGTGCATACAAAGAATATTCTCCAACATAACCACCTATATCAGCAACAATGTCATTAGGTCTTAATTTAACAGCCATTGCTTCCGTCATTTTGTTAGTAAAAGCATTCTTCGATTCGGGGTTTTTTAATGCTAAATGTCCACCTGTTATTTTAGATTCGATTCTTACAATTTGTTTTTCTTTCATTTTATTTATATTTAAGTGATTTAAGGTCTTTTTGTTTTCTATATGGATATTTAGCAGTCCAAGTTTGTCCTTTTTGTGTACTATATTGTAATTTATATTTGTTATTAAAATCTTCCCTATCTTGTTCTGTATCGAACGTAATAATAATTTTAACTACGTCTTCCTTTGGTTCAAACTCAGGCATACCTACCCACTCAGAATTTTCATCTCCAGAATTAACTTTATTAACCTCATCATCATAGTTCTTCCAAACATCTAACCCCCAATCATTTAATTGTGCATTATCCCATTCATTAGCCAACATATCCCAATCCCATTCACCAAAACCAACATTGTCTTTCACAATAAATTCTCTTTGTTTCTTCACTGTTAATTTATCTGCCTTAATAATATGCACTTCTTTTAAACCAGCTTCTTGACAAGCCTTTAAACGCATATTACCACCAAGAACAACCATATCATCATTAACAACAATTGGTCTAATTTCCAACATCTCAGGAAACTCTTTTATTGACTTAACTAACTTATGAAATTTATTATCCTTTATCAGTCGTGGATTCTCTGGGTTTCTTTTTACTTGCGATATTTTTACTTTCTGTGTTTTCATCTTTAAAAAATTTTAATAGTTTTCTTTCAATTGCTTTTATTTTCTCGGTCATATTCATATTCATTATATAATCTTCTCATTGTATCAACTAAACCTTTTACGCAACTACCACAACTTGATTGTTGTTTATTAGTTCCAAATACTCTATTATGTATTATTAGCAATCCTTTTTGTTCGTTTGAGTTTACTACATTCTTTTGCTGATTAAAGAATCCTTTTAAATATACATATTCTTGTTCATTAAGACATTCTACATTCTTATAAGGAAACATTTTATTTAGCTTTTCTTTTCTTGTGTCGCATCCACAATCTTTACCTATCTTGTCAAATATCCAATCAGTAGCTTGTTTTATACCTGTGGCTTTTGTAACCTTTTCTACTGTATCGCCTAAACCTTTACTTTTCATCAATTTTTTTTTTAATTTCTTTAATACAATTGTTTATTGTTCTCCATACAACTACGTGTGAAATATTAGTTGCTGCGGATAGTTTTCTAATACTGTGGAATTTTTTTCTATATAAGTTAAATAATTTTTTATCAAACCAGTAAAAGCCATCAACTATATCATCAACAACTTTTTCTATATCTACATATTTTGTGTTATCTGCTTCTATTATGTTTTTTACGTCTTTATCTATTAGTAAATCTTTATAAACTCTTATTGTATCAATGAATAAATTGTGCATCATCTTATATATAAACGCTTTATTTAAAGAATCGTTATACAGAATATCGTTAATTTTTACTTTACCACTATCAATTTTACTATGTAAAGCAATATAAAAGTCGTGTAATAAATCTTTTGGTGTTATTTTACTGTTGCTTGTTATTTCCTCAGCCATACTTAGCCAAGTTTTTTCATCTCTTACCAAGATGTGTAATATATTATTTACTTCTGTACTCATCTAATTCAAGAAGTATATTTACAAAATCATCGTATTTTAAAGCAATGTAATCATCTTCAAAGTTTTTAGTAAATACAACTACTGGTGTTTTTAGTGTTCCTCTTGCATCTCCTTTGCTTTGTTCTAATGCTTTCCAGATATTAAGTTTCTCTTGGTTTTTACACTCCCAGCTGTATTCAGATAGTATTCCACTTGTAGTCATAATATCTCCTTTAATACTAAGTCCACCAGAGTTTGGCGTTCTTCTTATATTGGTATCAAACTTCTTTGCTAAATCTTTTGCGATTTTTAGCTCGAATCTTTTACCTTTTTGATTTGAATTTAAACTCATATTTTTTGAAAATGTTTTCTAATTATTGCTCCAAGTTCAGCATCATTAGAATATATTCTACACAGCAAAGCAATGTTGTATTCAATAGGAGAATCATTACTACGATAATGAGAGTCCTTTGTTTGTCTGTATTCATTTAATGTTCTCTTTTTACTTTTCAAAATATCTTTTTATTATTACAACGATTAAAGCACCAGAGATAAAACTGGTTATGTGTGATATGATTAACATTAATAATATAGTTTTCATAGTATTTTTTTAACTTCATTTTTTAACCTTGCAGTTTCTTTGTAAGTTTCTATGCTTTGCAATTTTATAGAAATAATTTCACTTTTCAAAACTTCAATATAATTTTCTTGTCTTAACATAACGTTTAAGGCTAAATATAGCGATTTTAAGGAACTTTCAGCTTCGGCTGGTATATTTCCATCACTATATTTGTTTTCTATCTTTAGAATTAATATTTCTAATTTATTTTTAGCGTGTATTAAATCTATGTCATTCATCTTTTTAAGTCTTCTGAGTATAAAAATAAATCACCCATTTTTTTATCTAATGTTTTAATAGTTCTGTATATTTCTATACTTTTTCTTTTTACTTCTTCTTTCTCTGCTTTAGTAGAATCTGTTCCTAAATGCGCATAAAGCGAACAGTCTATTTCTAAAAGAGTATTTATTTTATCTTTGTTAGTCCAAGTTTTAAACTCTAAAAACTTTTCTATGTCTTTGTATGTATATCTCATTGTTTTTGTTTTAACACGTTATTACCACCAATTGTAAATCCTAATCCACTATTGTAATCAAACCTAAGTGGCTCTGCGAGGTTGGTGGGTTTACCCCCAGTTTCTTTGTCTTTTATTTTATAAACGTAAACCTCTGTTTGCATCCATAAATCTTTATGAGCTACTAACCTATGTAAACAAAGGAAGTTATCAACTCTGTTTGGAAAAACTTGTCCACCTTCACAATCAGCTTTACGTGGTGCTTGTATATGCCCATTTAAAGGGTGGTCAGGTGGGTAAACCCTTCTTGCCGCTTCTGTTTGTGGGTGTATAGAAATATAAATTGTTTTTTTAGTTCTATTACAAAACTCTCTAACATCATTACATATTTGATAATTCCTATCAAACTGACCGACTCTTCTGTTATGATTTAAACCAGTAAAAGGGTCTATAAAACCACCATCGCAATCTGTTTCTTCAAATATTTTAAGTAGTTGTTTATGGTCGTATAATTTTCTATTATCTATAAAATAAAAGTATTTATTAATAATGTTATGATAATTTTCAATTTCACTTCTCTTAAGTTCTTTAATGTTTTCGCCAACCCAAAATTGTATAATATCTCTTTTTAGTTGTCCAACTTTATTTTCACCAGACCAAATGCACCATTTCTTTTTATACTTTTTAGTGATAGCAGTTAAATACCATAATAACCAGTTTGTCTTACCAACGTTATCTAACCCTAAGAACATATTAAACTCTCCTTGTTTGTAAACGTAATAGTCATCTAATAAACAACCAATACCCAAACCTTTCTTTATTTTACCATCCCTGTAGTCAAATAAATACTTTAATGAATCTTGATTATTACTTAGCATTTTTTAAAACTTCTAAGACTTCAGGTTGTAATTTTAAAACATTGTCATCTTGATATTTACTATACCCTTTCTCTTTCTCTTTCTCTTTCCCTTTTACTTTCTCTTCTACTTTTACTTGTTGCTTAGGGGTATGCTTACCCCCTTGGTTAGCCCCTTCCGTAGGGGTGTTTGATAGTTTGTTTCCAGTCTTAGTTTCATAGCCATCAACTTGACTGTCAATGCTGTTTGTTTGGCTTATATAAGCAAACTTTGCCATTCCTTTTAAATCAGTTGGTTTAATACCTAAGAACTGCCTATTTAATAAAGCATCAATAAATTGTACTTTATCTTTGTCATTTTCAAGTTCATTATAGACATCAAAATAACTTCTAAAAAAATTAAATCCTTTTCTTTTTGTTAGTTTCATAATTTATTAGTTTGATTTGATTGGTTTAATATATAAAAATATTTATTAATTTTTTGATTGTTTTTAAATTCAGTCTGATATGGAGCTTGTTTTATTATCACTTTACTATTAATTAATTCTTTTTTTAATTCAGTTAAATTAAATATCCTAACCTCATTATCTATTACTATGTAGTATGCGTGTTTATTATAATATTCAGCAGCCATTAATAAACAATAAAATTTATCTACTTGTATGTATTTTTCTTCATAATATTTATTTCTAAATTTAAATTCAATTATTCTTTTATCATCTTGAGCATCCCATAAATCAAATTGACCAGTTGTTTTTTTTATTAATAAATTAAATTTTTTATTTAACCAATCTATTGTAAGTATAGTTTTTTCTTGCTCAGTCATTATATAATTCTTTTTCACTTTTAGATAACCCTTCATATGTGTAGTGATGTGTATTTTCACCATATAACATCTCATCTTTATAGTATGGAACTTTTTTAGAACCTAAATTAATTTCACGTATATTTAATATATTGTAAAATTTATTCCTTATAAATCTTTGACTTAAATTATATTTATCAGAAATTTGCCTTACTGTTTTACCTTTTAATAATAGTAAGGGGATAGTCATTTTATCCTTATCCCCTATGCTATATTTCCACCTTTGTTCAGAAGTCATTAGAAAGGTGAATCAGATTTAAGTGATTCTTGAGTTACTTCCTTTTTTTCTTCTGGTTGGTAAGTATCAACACTTAAAGAAACATCCTTGTCGTATTGGTCAGGCTGGTCTTTAATATTAATATTTAACTTTAAGTAAGTTTTACCTTTGTATTCAAAAAAGTGTTCTTTGGCTTTATCTAAATGAACTGTTACTTTTAACCAGTCAGCACCCATTTTTTTACCGCCTCCACAATATATTGTTTTTTGTTTTTCCATTGTTATTTGTTTTTAATATTTATTTTTTTATTTTTTATACCTGATATTTTTTCTTCACAATCAAATTCTTTACTCATTAATTCATCTAAAGAAACATATTTGTCAATTTGATAACCTAATGTTTGAACTAAGTTACAAACGTGATGCAACATACCAGGGGCTGTAACTTCACTATCTTTAATTTTAATTGTATATTCTACGCCAAAATGGGTGATAGAAATAATTGTTGGTTCATTTATACTGTATCTATTCATTGTTATTTGTTTTTGTTGTTTATAATCTGGCAACCAATGCCATTCTTTTTTAATCATTTATATTTTAATTGTTTCTATATATTCTCTACAAGCCTTAACTCTATCAATAATATTTTCTATTACTTCTTCATCGTAGCTTATATCAAACGTTTTTATTCTATATTGATGTTCTATATTACTAAATAAATACTTCTCTCTAAAATCTTCGTAATTTTCATCAGATTTAAAAGGGTTGTATTCTTTCTCAATTAAATGCTCTGGCGTATTCATAAGCGTATAAATTAACTTAGCTTTTTTTAAACCAGTTAAGTGCATA